TGCGATCGTGCCAGCCCTGAAGATTTTCCCAGATTCTGAGCCACGGTGTGCGGCTGGGAAATTGGCACACCATATGTCCATCAGGGCACACTCTCCGGCTGATGTCCCGCAGTGCCTGCGGGTGTACAACCCCAGCAGATCCCAGCCGGTGCAAGGGTTCCCGGTCCTGCCCGGTATAGTCCCGACCCTACCGGCGCGACCCCGGCGGCCACTATTGCGAAAATTCTCAATAACTATTGCGAAAGTTCTCAATAGCGTGAGAATGAGAATCATTATCACCCCCACCCAGGGGGGAGGCATTCCAGAGAATGATTCTCATTCTCATCCAGCTACATCGGATTTTGAAAAATATGGATTTTGCAGATTTTGGGTTTTTGTGCCATATGAGTCTTGATCTGCCCTTTGTAATTTTTTAGTCTTTAGAGGAACGAGTACAGCAGGTTCCTTTTGAAAAACTCTGACGTAGTTTTGACGGCTCTGATCGAATGGTTTCTGGACATTGAATCCCAGCGCCAGGGAGTACCGATGGACACCCCTGTAGCGGCAGAAAAACTCCTTCCCGACATTAAGGAAGCACTTGAGCAGAGTGCCTACGAGGCCGTCGCTTACGTGGCAGATGCCAGAGACTCACTGCCTTCTTGGATTTCCCCCACGGGTGATGTCCCTTCTATGCAGGAACTGCGGGGCAGGTGCCAATGAGTATCGGTTTACTAGCTTAAAACGCGCTTTCGGGACCCGTTTTCAGGTGAGTTCAGGGCATCAAATGCGACACCGCCCTTAACAGGGGGTTGCGGCCATCCTGAAACCTCCTTAGAACCCGCTCAGTTCTGAAAACTCCATGTCATCTGAGCACCCGTTGATCACCGCCCTTGGTTGGGACAACGATGGCGAGCTAAGCCCCGAGGCCCGCGCCACCAAGGCCACCATCGAGCGTCTGCAGTATCAGATCCCGTCCGCCGGACTGTCGACTCAAGAGCTGAAGACGCGCATCACTAATAAGCACCGTGAAATGGCGCAAATCACGGATTGGCTTGATAGCGGTATTTGCCGCAGTAATGACGAGCTTCTCAGCTTGAAGGAAGCGATCCAACAGATCGAAAGCGAGATCGTCGTTTTGTTGGCAACAGTTCCAACCGACCAGCCTGTTTTAGGCCGTGTTTGAGCTGTACGACCGTCACCGCCGAGAGGTGATTGCAGTTTCAGAAACCAAGAAAGGCGCTGTTCGTATAGCCGCCCAGGTTCTGAAGGAACAACCCCGTCGTGTCCTGAGGGACTTCGTGATCCGAGCCCGAATCGAGCCTCCAGTAAAGATTTTCTATTTGAAAGGTTTCAAACCGCCCTCCGAGAAATGAAAACCATCGCCGTCCGTCACCACCTGAAAGAGCGGGCAAAACAAAAACGCCGAATTTCATTTTCCATCCACCCCCGCAAACCCATGTCACAGGACTGGACCGAGACCCAACTTGAGGAACAACTCAAGGAATACGTCGAGCGAAAAGCATTGTTGAAGCGTTTGACCCAAGAACACGCGACTCAGGGTGAATTGATTCGCCGCTATTACCAAGCGCACAATCTGCAGTCATGCAGTTTGGACAATGCGCGTGTAGCGGTGGTTTCAAAAACAAAGATCCAGTACAGCGATACCTATCGCCGTGACAAGGAAAAGAGCAAAAAGGAATTTGCCGACAGGGAGAAGCAAGAGATCGAGAACTTCCACGACCCGAACTACGACGGCCCTTTGCAATGCAAGAGCTACGACCCTAATCCTTACAACCACATGGAAGTGTCGTTTGGAAAAGGGGAATGAAGTATCTATTTCCCATCTTTTCGCTGGGTGTTTCTGCCTTCGCAATCATCTGGACCCCGTGGCCCACAGCGAAGCAAATGTTCAGCCCCAGATCCGTCGAGTGGATTCAAGACGTTCCGCCACCCTCAGCCCCAGGTCCCATCACTTTGATCGCACATCAATGAATTTCGACGACTTCTGCCGACGAGCCCGCATCAACGCGACGGTTTCAAAGCATGCCCACTACGTCACTGGCGCACATGGGATGTACCAAGTGACTTCTGAGCCGAAGTACACAGAGCAGATCTTGTACACCGCCTATCCCCAACGTCCTTTTCCTTTCCAGCCCCATCAATCATGAGCACTTACACAAAGATCACTCCTGACTACGAGGTGACCCGTGGAAAGGTTGAGCGAGTTGCAGCCACCCGTCAGATGTGCTGTGCAAAGCGTGACCAGATGCTGCTGACCAAGCACAGGCTCTCCAGCTTTATCCGCAAGCCGTATTCGGACATGGATGAGCCCAAGTGGATCTCAGATCATTTTTCTGGACAAATTCAGCCCAGAGAGATCGTCGGAATCCTTGTCTCCAAGGTCATCGAGGGCCAAACCAATTCTCGGACTCCGCTGACCACTGAGCAATTTGAGCAGGAGCGTTCACGGGAAGTTTTCCTGACGCTGCAAACACCCACCAGCACTGTCCAAGGTTTCGCCCTTCACCAATGAGAAAAGGTAATTACCCCCATGGCACAGCTCACAAGGGAAGTGTTCTTGACAAAGACGAGCTATTTCAAATCCGCCAGTACGCAATGGCTGGTTACCGGACCTCAGCAATCGCAATGCGATATGGAGTATCCGTCAAAACGATTCAGCGATTCTTGGCTGGCAAGACCTACAAAAACGAGCATAAAAATGCCCCGGTTTCTCAGGCCGAGGCACGGTGACATGAGTTCTCAGGCTCATGTCTTCTCCGATCCACGAAGGAATGACACCTCATGGAACGACGCGACTTTAAGTCTTTCGGCGTCTTGAAGAATATAGCACTATCTTTTCCAGAACGCCACCTCAGCCAAACCAGTACACGAACACCGTCCTTTCGTTCAGGAGCTTCAGATGAAACATGAAATCCGCAACGTCCGACCAGAGCAGTTCGGTGAGTTGAGCAGCCATCTTTCAAAGGTGCTTTTGGGTTCTGCTCACAGCAATGAGAAGACATCGCGTCAACTCAAGCGACAGAAGCAACGCAAGTGCAAAACGTCAGCCCTGAGCTGGCATATCTGAGTGAACTACTGGCAGGAGAAGGGCCGTCGATAAGCCCTGATCTTTCTCCCTGATGATGCATGCCATTACTCGGGCCGGGTGATGGGGATTACCTAAGCGAGCCGAGGGATTGGCTCAACCGGGGCATGCCTCTCTCAAGAGATACGGGTCCCATCGAGGACATGCGGTGGTTCCAGGGTCTCAACCGCCTGCATAGGGCCGCATGTAAGGAAGATCTCTCTGTAAGTCCAGGTAACCGTTGGGTAAATGATTTTCCTTGTTTGTCAGTTTACCCAACCTTTTTCCTTTTGATTTGAGCCAATGAACGGGCCAACTGTCACTAAACATGTTGTTAAGCATGTTTTGCATACTGACGAGATATTTGTCTCGCTGACTCACAAGATGTGTGCCAAACGATTCCGCGACTGTGTGAACAGCCGAAGCAAGGATTTACAGAAGTGGGATGCTCGCGGACTTCTTTCAAGAAATGAGAAAGACTATCTAGAGCTGCTGCTTGTTTGGGAGGGTCGTCTCAAATACCTCGTTATCAAGTATTGCAATTCCTGTTTCTCCCTTTGACATGAAAACTTTCCACCGCACCACTGGCAGATACAAGGACATCCGTGTCTTCGACCCAACGACACCTGCGTTGCGTAGTTATCTGATGAATACAGGGCAACTACCGAACCCTGCATTGAAGAAAACCGAAGAGACTAATCAAGAACGTATGGCTAGGATGAAAATTATCAGGATGCAATGGGAAAGTGTTTTACAGCAGCTCGGCTGATTCAGCAGTATTTACCAACGAGTGGCTATGTGATCGGATGGTTTATCTGATCGAAAACGACCGAGCGAAGGATGCCGCCGCACTTGCCACTGAATGGGAAGAGGACGGAGGTGTTTGGAGTTGGGAGCCCGACTAACGCCTTCTTTCCCCGCAATAGCAATCCCCAGCAGCCCAGTCACAGGCTGCTTTTTTGTGTTTATTTGTTGTATTCAGTTAGCTTAGTTAATGAACAAATATAAACCTGTGTTCTTAGCAATTTTCTCCACTCTTGTATGCATAGATTTAAAGTTTGAACTCAATATTCTCGGTAAATTGAGTGTTCCCGAAGAAGCGAAAGTATGTACGCACCAGCCCGCATGATCAAGACGATAGCACCCGTATTTGAATTCCCGCTGGCCGCCATTTCAGACGAAGAGCTGGAAGAGGCGAATGAAAACTTCCGCGCTCAGAACCTGCCATATGCAGTGGTCAGGGATGTTTCCGAAGCAGCCGCGTGATGTGCGTTTATATGGAATAGGCGCTTCCCATCAATGGAATACATCACGGAACATGCCGTACCGTTGATATGCCTTGATAAGGATTTCCGCCACCCATTGGCTGAGCAGTTCGAGGAGATCGATGAAGACGGCGATCTTGTGCGAAGTTACAACGAATGGGGATTAGCGTCTGTTCTTGCTTATATGTTCTGCCGGCGCGTAGAGACAAAGCGTCAATACGCGAATATCGAAATGGTCATCGGCGAGTGTCTACGGATTTCTCGCCATACGGCCTCAGAAAATAAAGCGTTGTTCCGCGCTATTAAGAGAGAGATCAAAGCAGGCGACAGAGAGAAGGTGATTGCTTGGTCAAAGATTCTGGTTTCTCAACTCGCCCTGGCTCTGGCCGAACAGCACGAAGGCATGGAGGAAGATGAGGAAGATTGAAGCCAGCGTCAATGATCACCTGAAGTTTTCAAAGTTCGTCAAAGAGATTGAAAAGCTCGACCGTGATTCATTGATGGAGGTGACGATTGAGTTGGCGCGTCTGGCATTAGTCATGCAGCCAGCAGCAATCCGATGGGCCGCCTACGAAGCGGCTGACAACCTTGGAGGATTTCATGGAACGACCGGACACTCTTGACGAGCGCCAGATCCTCGCCGCCCAATCCTTAGCGGCTGGGTGTAACACGCGAGATGCAGCTCGACGAGCAAAATGCACGGTCGAGGCAATCCGTATGTGGCGGAAGCGCACCGACTTCATGGATTGCATCTGGCTTTACCAGCAAGAGCTATTCCAACAATCGTTTGGCATTACGTCTGAAGCATTGCCCATGGCGATTGCAAAATTGACGGAAATTGTTGAAACCGATGACCCCGATGTTGCCGTAAGCATCAAAGTACAGGCAATTAAAATCCTGATAGATTCAGCACAAAAAGCATACGAAACCCGCACGATTGAGCGTCGTATTGATCAACTAGAGAGCTATGCAAGGACGCAGCCTGTTATCGAAACTCAACCAATTAGAGAAATTACATCTGGAGCGGGTCCAGGCTGAGGAACTACGCAAGCGTGAGTCGACTGGTGAGGCGTTCGTTGCTGGGTTTCCCGGTGCAGACCAGTGGGACAAATTTGCTGAACTGACTTGGATCCGATCTGGCGGCAAGATCAAACCGTTCAAACCCTTCCAGATCCAGAAGGAACTGATTAAGTCGATATCCCAGCACCAGTACTCGATCATCCTGAAAAGCCGCCAGGTGGGGGCCAGTGAATCGATCTGTTCTTATCTGTTGTGTCGTGCGCTGACGGAGCCGGGTTTCAGCGCCTGTGTGTTCAGCAAGACAGCCGCTGACTCTGGGTCACTGGGAAAACGGATTCGCGCCCAGGCGGCCAGCATCGCCGACTCCGATATCGAGTTCACGACTGAATCGAACAGTGAGTTGTCCTTCAGGGGCAGGGGAACGATTCACTTCCTGGCTGCTACCGCCCGAGCCGCCCGAGGTATCCCGAGTGTTTCGGTGGTGGTGCTGGATGAGTGTGCGTTCCTCGGACCTGAAGCGGAGCAGATCTTTACCGCCGTTCAGCCCACGATGGCAACGCTGGGCAATGACCCCGTGACTGGGGGCAAGATGATCTTGTGCTCCACGCCGAATGGTCTGGGAAACATGTTCGCCAACCTTTGGTATACCGCCGAGGATTGGAACAAGTTCAAGATCCACTACAGCGATATCCCGATCTACAACAAGGACCCAGAGTGGGCCGAGAAGACCCGTCTGAAGTCGAAGTTATCGAAGCGAAATTGGGCACAGGAATATGAATTGTCATTCGTCGCCTCTGAAGCCCAGATCTATGACCCCGAGCTGGTGGAGCTGGCGTGTAATGGTCGGACGATTGACGACGGACTGGTCGGTAGGGAATACATCATGGCGGTGGACCCTGCCTCTTCTGTCGGCGAGGACTATTGGTGCTCGATTGTGTTGGACATCACCTGCATTCCTTACCGTGTGGTGAATGTCTTCCGTATACGCAACAAAAGTAGTGATTATTGCATAAGACAAATTGTCGAGCAGGCAGAGAACTTCGTTCCATCAAAGGTAATTGTCGAAAAGAACGGTGTTGGTCAGATCGTTTCAGAGGTTTTATCGGACAAGCTGGCTAAGTACATGGTCCTGCCATACAACACCAACAAGCAGAACAAAATCAGCAATACAGATCGCATCTCTTATTTGTTGGAACGCGAGGAATTGATGCTGCCCCGTGAACCGTTTTACCAGGAGTTGTTAATGTTCCAACAGATGGCAAATGGACGCAGAGAAGCTGGAGAAGGAAGTCATGATGACTCAGTCATGGCACTTGGTCTGGCCCTGAGTTTGGTTGCCGAAACTCCAACATCAGACTGGTTAGAACTGATATGAGCAGCCTGCCTCAAGATTATGTTGAGGAGATCCAAGACATGATCGACGATTCTATGGATCGACATGTCAAAACATCTTCGATCATCAGTGCAATCTTGGGGTTTAGCTTGCTGGGCCTGTATACAGAGGGACTACTCCGGCTGTTGGGCTTCATCCGACCCTTTATGGGTATCGATATCAACGTAATGTCATGAAAAATGCCTACGAACAGAGGCTAAGACAAGCCTTTGAGGACGACATCTGCTCTTACATGGAGCTACCAGGCGGCGTTAATGCTGCACTAGACGATCTTATCGAAATCCTAGACGATTGGCATAGGTATTACCAAGGACAGGCGGACGATATCAAGAAAGCTCTGCTTCGACTAGGTGTAAATAGGTACGATTAGTTTGAAGAGTTTGGCCACAAAGTTTGGCGGAAGTTTCAGATAGCTCTGGATTCAGAGAAGATGGTGTTTTAGTCAATGCGATTACAGGTCTAGGCACCTCCAGGGACAAAAGTTCCTATTACTCGCTGCGAAATCAAGGTGTAATGGCCGATGCAGAGCTTGAGGCTCTGTATTTCGACCCGTTATGTCGTCGTGTGGTCGATGTATTCGCCGAAGCTGCCTTGGCTAAGCGCCCGACGATCAAGTTTGGCGAGGAACTTGAGGGCCATGACCAAATCATTCGCACTTTTGAGAAGTATCTCTCTGATACCGAGTCGTTCTTCTTTATCGAGGAGGCGCTCAAGTTGCAGCGGATCTATGGCGGATCTGTGGTGTTCATGGTTTGCGATGACGGTCTGAGTCCTGACCAGCCCCTGGACCCCAGCAGATGTCGTCAGATCACTGATCTTGTGCCGCTATCCAAGCGAGAGATTAAGCCGGACAACTTCTCTTATTTGGATTACCGGGCACCTGAGAAATATCGGATTTCAACGTCTAAGTCGGTCATTAACGACAATGATCTTTCATATCTGTTGGTGCATTCCAGTCGTGTTCTCCGCTTTGACGGGCTCTACCTTCCTTGGAAGCAGCGGATCAACAACGATGGGTGGGGTCTTAGCTGTCTCCAAGCTTTCTATGAACCCTGGAAAAGGTATCGAGGAGCTACGGATGGACTCTCGACGATGCTCAACGAGCTTGACTTGTTCGTACATTCGATACCTGGACTGGCAAATAAAATCACAGCAGGCAAGGAGAGTGCTCTAAAAGCACGTCTTGAAGCGAATGCCCTGGCCCGATCCGTATATGGGGGCATGGCGCTCGACTCCGAGGAATCTGTGTCGTTCGCTTCTAGAAGCCTCGGAGGAGCGCAGGATCTGTTTGATCGTCTACTGGACGACATGGTTGCGGCTAGCGACTGCCCCAAGCCAGTGCTGTTTGGGATGAGCCCTGCAGGCGGTCTGAGCGAGGCAGGCAAGTTTGAGCAGAAGCTCTGGGCCAGCTCCGTTGAGCGTTACCAGCAGCACAGTCTGAAGCGTGCTCTGACGCAGTACTTCAATCTGCTGATGCAGATGCCGGGTGGGCCAACGAATGGCCAGGTGCCTGCTCCTTTCGAGGTGCATTTCCCGCCCTACTACTCAATGTCCGATGCGGACAAAGCCAACCTGCGTCAACAGGTGGCCCTGTCTGATCAGATCTATCTCAACGCTGGGGTTGTCACTCCTATGGAGGTCCGAGCCAGCAGGTTTGGCGGAACGGTATACGACATCGATACAACGCTCCATCAAGAGGAAGAAGACCGTCTAATCGCCAAGCGCGAGCTGGAGCATGAGGCCGCACTTCAGGGCTTCGAGGGACAGCGTCAGGCCCTAGAGAACAACGCCGAAGCCGCACGGGTCGAGGACCCCCAGGAAGAGGTGGTGGAGGACATGGAGGACATCATGCAGATGAACGGGTTGACGATGCACGTCGGCCCCAGCAACGGCATCTACCGGCAAGCCTCTGTAGTACACCCAGACGGCCAGAGAAATGACTCTGAGCCGGTCGTCCTGATCGGAGGTCGGACACACGACCGGAAGCTCTACAGGGGGTATCTGAAGCGGGAAGACGAGGTGATGGTGCCCGGTCCCCTACTGATGGGGTTCTATTCGTCGAGGTCCGCTAGCCGTGCCCTGAAGCACTACTGCGAAGACGAAGAGGTATGCGGGATTGAACAGCTACAAGACGCCGACATTGCCCATCTGAAGGTCACCTTTGACCGGTACGACAAGGCGATTGAGTATGCGGGGATGCGATTCCCTGGTGGATACAATTCGCCCATCAGAACTAAAGATCACCCCACGAAGAGCCACGCGGTTCTTGCCAAGGAAGGCGACCAGATCAAGCTGATCCGCTTCGGTCAGCAGGGGGTCAAAGGCTCCCCAAAGCGTGAGGGCGAGTCAGAGGCAGCGCGAAAGCGACGTAAGTCCTTCATGGCTCGCCATGCCAAAAACATAAAGAAAGGCAAGATGAGTGCCGCGTACTGGTCTGCGAAATGGAAGTGGTGAGTTATGGACAAGCACATGAAAAAGCTAGTCAAGTACTACGCCCAAGCTGAGGAGTGCATCTCAAGAAAAAAGGCTCAGAAGCTAATTAAAAAAGCCGAAAAAATTCATTCAAAGGCATACAAAAAATCTAATCAAAAATGATTTCTTCTTTAATTCTCAGCGGAATGCTGACAGTCAATCAAGTACCTGCATGGCATCTGTCCTGTAAGGACTGGAGTGCGCGTGTCCATTGGATCATGCGAGACGACAAGTTATCGATAGTCGATAAACAGCGATTGATTATTTACTTACGGACCAAGGTTGTTGAATCATGTCCAATTCCCGGCCAAATGGCGACGATATTGAGGTCACCTTTACCTGCACGGTAGGCACTATTCGCAGTCTCCTTGGGTGCGTCGAAAAGTGCTACAAAACTTGGCCTGGGGGCCATCCGCAAGAGCAAGTCAATCTTGAAAACATGCGGGCAGGGCTCTACGTGATCCTTTACGACACGCTTCTTGAAAACGATTTGCTTTAACCGTGGAAGATTTCATCGAAGATAACAACCTCTCGCTGCAGGAAGAAGAAGCGTTGGCGTTGTTGGCGATTATGGGTGTGATCGAGCTGGAGTTCAATCGTCTTCTTCCTCAAGTATTTGCTCAAGTACAAAACGGTCTATCTCCGATTGCATCGAGATCAGAGGCGCTTCTTGAGCTGATTCCTGAGTTGCCGGTTGACCCATCGAAAGATCCAATTCAGAAGTCTGTTGAGCAACTTTTGACGCGATCGTCGACGCTAGGTCTGGATCTAGCGTCAGGGCTATCAGGCTCGCTAGTCCCTGCTCCAGTTGTTGCAAGCGTGTCAGCAGTACTACTTGTAGAAGCAGCAGCACGGACCCGAGGGTACATAGGGCAACAAGCACGGTCATTTTCAGAATCAGTTTCGGGGGCAGTTAGTGAGGGGTTATTTGATGATCAATCACTCGCTGATATAAAAGCCTCTATGAAACGTAGCCTAAAAGTAACGCGAGCAAGAATAGAAACGATTTTGCTTACAGAGGCATCCCGAACAAGGTATGAAGCCGCCGATACTTACTTTGCACAGCAGGGAATAAATCTTGTTTGGTACTACGCTCAAAAAGACGAAAGAACTTGTCCGCATTGTGCTGCTATGGCTGGCAAGGTCTTCAAGAGAACTGCAATTAAACTACCTCGCCACTACAGGTGTCGTTGTACGCTTCAGCCATACAAAAAGAATGAATCAGATAGGAACAATTCAGTAATTGATAGGGAGAGAAGATTACATCGACGTGATGTTCTTCGGTACGCTAGGAATAAGGGCGTTCAACTTAACGAAGGCCCTGCGGCTTTTGAGCACCTAAGGCCAATTCCATACGGTAAAGATGAATAGACCTAAGTACGACAACCTGAAAAACGGTTATAAGAGCAAGGCAGAAGCTGAGAAAGCGGGTGTTGCTTTAGGGCTCAAGGGTTCGCATACGCATAGCACTGAGGAAGGCGAAACTATTTTCATGCCGGGTCCAAATCATCAGGCATTTATGAAAGCAATGGAGAACAAACAGGACGGACGTAAGGTAAAGACAAAGTTCCAGCAGGCTCGCGACGAGATGTATCGCAAGCGCCTGAAGGACATGTCTTATCGGAAGTACAGCGAGAAGAAAGCTGACCATCCGCCTTCTGCTCATAAAAAAGACAAGAAGAAAGGCCCATACATGGATGGAGTCCAAGCTGACCATGGAACTATTGGCCGCGCATTCGACGAAGTGCTGTGAGCAAATTTCGCGACAAGGCACTGCATGCTCAGGCTGTCGCGTCGGCCAAGCGTAAGTTCAAGGTATGGCCGTCCGCCTATGCCAGTGGATATGTAGTTCAGCAGTACAAACGCCTTTACAAGAAGAAGCACGGTTCCATGAGCGGTGCTTTTCGTGGCGACGACCTGGGCAAGTGGTTTAACGAGAGCTGGGTCAGGATCACATCTACAGGCAAGATCGCTGGTCCCTGTGGTGGCCGCTCAGGTAAGGAAGGCAAGCCGAAATGTCTGCCAAAGGCCAAGGCTCAGTCATTGACTACGGAGCAACGAAAACGTCTTGTTGCGCGTAAACGTGCTGCAGATCCAAATCCAAATCGACGAGGGAAAGCAATCATGACCAGTAGTAAAACGCAAAACGATGCAACAAAGCTGGCTCGGATGATGAAAGATAAGAGTAAGAAAAATGTTAAGGTCCGAGATCGGCTGGCAAAACTAATGGATGGGTACAAAAAGCGAAACAGCTACTGATTTTTTGCGATAGACAGGAACAACTGGACTTAGATATTGCCAGCGGCCACTGCAGCACTAACGGGTGCCTTAGGGGAGACTGCTTTTCAGCAGTACTTCCTGCAGCAGGGCTGTTTTGTTGCAGCGCCAGTTTTTGATTTATGGAAGACAGACTTTGTTATTGAGTGGGAAGGGCGTCTAAACAAGGTCAACGTCAAGACGATGTCGAAGGCACCTAACGCCTATCACGTACAACTTCAAACGGGAGGTGCAGTACGTCGTCGTCTATACAGAGAAGGTGAGATTGACTATTTCGGTGTAGTCAATTTGGATTACGACAAGATCTGGATGATCCCGTTAGCTGATGTGCAGGGCCGCACGTTGATTTCTTGGATACCGCCTGAACGACGTAAAAATAAATTGTCTAAGCGAGCAATTAATTGGGATCAGTACCGCATAAAATAGAGTTTGGGGTGCATCTAAGTACTGAATACTTAATTTTCGGTAGTATCTAAGTATGGGACAAGTTTCTCGCTACGATTACGGACAAGTAACCAAGTCTGAAAAAACGGACGAAGGTTATTTGAAAGTTTGGTGTAAGGCTGCCCGTGTGGGCACTCAGCTTTACACCCGTGGCGATGGCTCGCAAGTTCGTGAGTATCGCCCTGAAGAAGAGGTTTCTGATCCAGATTCTCTCGCTTCATTTGGGATGAAAGCAGTCACCCTTAATCATCCAAAGGTGCTGCTGGATTCAAAAACCACGAAACTCCATCAGGTTGGGCATGCGGGTTCGCATGTTCGTTTCTCCGATGGCTTTGTTGAAGTTGCTCTTGTGATTACTGATCAAGAAGCGATCGATTCAATTGAGCGCGGAGATACACAAGAAGTCAGTGCGGGTTACCGCGTTGACTATGACCCAACCCCTGGTGTGACCCCTGAAGGTGAGTCTTACGACGGCATCCAAAGAAACATCCGCGTTAATCACATCGCCGTTGTTTCTAAGGGTCGTGCCGGAAAAAATGCTCGCCTACTTCTCGATTCCTGTGATCGCAATGATGCGGTGGCAGAGATCGAACCCCCGTCGAATTCCGCCTCTAAATCCATGGCACGAATCACTCTGGACGGGCTGGAAGTTGAGATTCCTGCAGATTCTGCAACAGCCGTGAAGTCCTTCGTGAAGGATACGGAGCGCGGTATGGCAGAACTCCAGCAAAAGCTGGACGCGCAGGTAGAAGAATTCCAGGCCGCCACCAACGAAAAAACCGAACTCCAAGAGCGTGTAGACAACGCTACTGGACGTATTGAAGAACTTGAAAAGCAACTGGCTGAGGCCGTCGCTGCTTCCGAACAACGCTCTGACGCTGAGGAGATCAATTCAGCCGTTAATAAGCGTATCGAGGCTCTGAACAAGTTCGCACCAATTCTTCCCGAGGACTACAAGTTCGACGGTGAAGATGAAGCGCAGATTATGGCGCTTGCTTATCAGAATGTTTTCGAGAAGGAAGCACGCGAAGATGCATCTGCAGATTATCTGCTAGGTGTACTTGATGGTGTGCTCGCCGCTATGGAGGACATCGAGGAGGACCAAGAAGAGATCAAAGCTGACGCTGAGTTCGCCCCTGAAGAGGATGGCAGCAACGTCGCTGAAGTCCGCGCTGCTTTGAGTGCAGTTCAAGCCTCTGAGAAGTTCGATGCCCAGGATGCCTACCGCGAGCGACTGCTCAACGGTTGGAAGTCCGATCTCTCTGCCAACGCTTGATAGGAGAAATTATCAATGACCGTTTCTTACACCGATACAACCGTATCGAATCCAGAAGGCGCTCAGGGTTCGTACCCCCTCGCCCAGACCAAAGGCCATGAGGGCATGCTTGCTGATCTGCAAGCTTATGTTTCTCGTTCATACCGGAACGAAACCGGCGCTGTCGTTCCTTTCGGCCACCTGCTGATCCAAAACGGATCCGGCACTGTTGATGCATCAGGCAAACTGCTTGCTGGTGCTTCCGCCACCGATGTAGTCGGACTGGCACTCGACTCCAACACCTTCACCATCGATGCAGACGCCAAGACTGCTGATGGCCGAGTTGGCTACAAAGCCAAAGGCACGATGAATGTGCTGACCAAGGGTGTTGCATACGTCTTCAGCAAAGATGCAATCGCAATGGGCGATGCCGTTCGCGTTTATCACACTGACGGTGCATCTGCTGCAAGCACAGGCGCATATGCAGGCCGCTTCGGTAAGACCGCTGCTGCTGGCAAAACCTTCGAGGTGACCGCTGGTGCTCGTTGGCTGAGTTCCTGCGCCGCTGGTGGCATCGCTGCACTTGAGCTTGATGTCAACGCACTCGCAGTTTCCGCTGATACTTGATAGGAGTTCTAACTAATGTCTAACAACCAAGTAAGGACCGATGATGTCGGTCTGTTTTTGGCGAGAGAGCTGGAGACAATCCTTTCAAGGGTTCTCGAAACTCAGTACGCCGATCTCAAATACGCGCAAATTTTGCCCGTGAGCACCGAGGTGGCGGCGACCTCCGAGGCTTACACGTACCGCGTGTTCGATGCCCAGGGCAAGATGAATGTCATCCAAGACAAAGCATCTGACCTGCCCCGCGCTGACGTGCTCCGTAAGGAAATCACCCTGCCTGTTCGTTCACTTGGTGGTTCCTTCGCTTACACCGTCCAGGAAGTCCGTCAGGCTGCAACTGTCCCCGGAATGAACCTGGAGACTCGTCGCGCTGCTGCTCTGCGTCGTGCTGCTGAAGAAGCCGTAAACGACATCGCATTGTTCGGCGATGGCCCTTCTGGAATGAAAGGCTTCCTGAACAGCGACCAAATCGACAAGACGGTGCCTAACAAGTGGTTCGATGGTGCATCCACCACCACTGACGAGATGCTGGAGATCCTCAACGAGGCTCCTACTCGCATCGTTCAGGGCTCCAACATGAAGGAGACTCCGAACACGATGCTCGTCCCTTATGACGTGTATCGCATCATCTCGACCACAGCTCGCTCTGCCAGCTCTGACGAGACTGTTCTCAGCTTCTTCCTGAAGACCAACCCCTTCATTCGTTCGGTTGAACCGATCAACGAATTGGCCGCTGCTAACTCCAGCCTGTCCAAGGATCGGATCGTCTGCTACGACCGCAGCCCCGAGAAGCTGCAACTGCACATCCCCCGCACTCTGGAGCTGCTGCCCCCTGAGCGTAAGGGTCTTGAGTACAGCGTGGCTGGTCACATGCGTATTGGTGGCACCGCCATCTACTACCCCAAGTCTGTTCTCTACGTAGAGAAGGCTTGATCGCTTTAAATTTATTCTTCAGAAAATGATTGTTACTTATTCTCCGCAACTGGAAAATCCGCCTCGCGATAAGGAAGTCACTTTGGGCTTCAGCTTTATCGGAGAGCGGTCTGGTTCATCCGAGTACGTGCAGTTCAAGTCCGGTGTCAATCGCGATATTGATGCCGAGACTTGGGCAAAGGTGAAGGAGATGCCCCTGGTTGCAGATCTACTGCAACTGGGTGCTCTCACGGTCACCGAGGACGTTGAGGTCGTAACACCGGCTCCTGCTGGTAAGGGTGGTCTAGGGACCATGACTGCCAAACAGGCATTGGATGCCATCAACACGACCTTTGATATTGACCTGCTCAAGGAGTTTGATTACGCCGAGAACAGGGTCCGCATCAAGAACGCGATCCAAAAACGCATCCGAGCAATCACTGAAGGTGAAGGTTAATGGCCGTCGACAGTACAAGCTTCCTGGAGAGATTTCCTGAGTTTTCAAACCAGGAGGCTGCTGTCATTACTGCGACTATTAACGAAGCTAAGCGCCAAAACGACGAGGATATTTGGGGCGATCAATACGATGACGCCGTCAACTATATGGCGGCGCATCTGTTGGCTGGTCGCACACAAGCGATCGGCTCACAGATTGGTATTGCCAATTCGCCCAGGACTACTAAGTACATCGGTGCCGCTGGATATACACTCGCCGATACTCAGTACGGTGCAACCTATTTGTTCCTGCGGGAGGGTTTGGTAAATCTCACGGGATTTAGTTACTGATGGGTGCATACTCTCCTTTTGACAACGCGACGTTGACTTTTCAGGTCTACGGATCGTATTCGGTTGACCCATCTACTGGAAATGCTGTGCAAAACAACATTGCAGAGCAATATACATGTAATATCCAACTCAACGGTCCATTTGAAGAGCAAAAAGAGGGTGTCAACAAAACTACAGCTAGCTGTTCAGGCAAGTTGTTGAATCCTGCTATTTTCTCGTCAAAGATCAAGATCGGCATGGAAGCTGCTGCAACCATCAATGGTGCGGCGGGTACATTCCGCGTCTTGGATTTAGGCACAAATATTTTACCTTTTGCTCGTAAGACGCAATTCCAGAGTTTCTCTGGTGTATTTGAACAAACAGGTGGTGCGGGGTAGTTATGGCCAAGTCTCGACGTGTGGGCAAGCAACCCAACGACCTAACTAAAGACCTCAGGCGAGCCGCTAACAAAGCATTAGACGCGGTTGTTCCTTTAATGGATCGTGAATTCACCGTTCAGATTCAAAGCAAGGTGTGGGGCTGGCCCAAAGAGACGAAGCGTAAGAATGGCAGCACTGCTGAGACGATCAGAGACATTGTTGATACTGGCGAGCTAATGCGTAGTCAAAAGAACAGCAGAATTAAGGATACAGTCCACCGCTTTATTTGGGATGTTGAGTATTCCTCTGTTGTTCATAACGGCGCGAATTTAAAGCAAGGCGGCAATTATCCAGGCCGCCCTTGGACGCAAACTGCTGAAAAAGAGGTTAATCCACAAAAAAGACTTTCAGATATTATTAGTAGAGAGTTAGATGGCTAGTGCTTCTGAACTACGCTTTATAGTTGACTCCACAATAGGGGCTTTATTGGGAAACTACACGCTTCCTAATTCAGCTCAGATCCCCGCACTTTGGGTTCGGGGTACACAGCAAGTTCCGAAAGACTGGACTGTAACCGGCACCGAATGTGTGATCGATGAAGTTCCAGAACTTAGGAATAGTCCGACGATGTCTAGAGCTGTTGTTCTAACTAAATTTTGGAACATCACGCTTACATCTTTTGATGAAGGCGAAACTCTAGAACAACCAAGGTTGCTACTTTTCCGTGCTTTTCCCGATATTGAAACTGCGGTGTATACACCACAAACAGACATTTCGTTTGAAACACTGAAAATCACAGTCCCCGATTATTCGATTCACTCTGAGATAGGCTAATTCCGATGGCACAGCTACCCGGTGGTGCGTTTGCAAAGGGCAGGGACCGCATTGTGCGGATCGCTGACCCAGGCGGCACCCGACTCGAACCCGCTTCTCATGGCAGCGGCGTTATTTCCAGCGCATACACCAGTCCTTCTGGTGCAACGATGCTGAACTTTAAAGGCTTGACTCAAGCTGAGTACACACCTTCACCAAATAGCCAGGAGTTTTTCCTGTTGGGTGACAGCGGTTATAGAGACTCCGTTGGTGTTACCCAAGCTGGCGAGCTTTCCTGCACCAGCTTCTTTATCAACAGCCTGGCTACTGGAACTCCTCAGGCAGATGTTGATCCAACTTTGACCTTGGTGTTGAACGCTGAGTCTGATCCCGACGTTGAGATCTTCGTTGAGATGCTCACGCTGCTTGGTCAGGACAACAGCTCCAACTTCCTGTATTTCGTTCGTGCATTCCAAGCATGCGTCACTGGTGTGAGTGAAGCTGCTCCAAGTGACGGCCTAATTGAGTATTCATGGACGTTCCAGTCTAGAGGAGAAATCTACGTCGGTACGCTGAACAACAGCACATCTGAGATCGACGTTTACGCCTGATGGAAGCTGATCTGCTTACCACCGAGGATAAGCAGTCTTTCTTTATTAACTGCAAGGTTAAAGGTGATTTGCTTCAGGTTGGCGCTGTTTTTATCGCCTCCGGATGCAAGTCTCCTTTGACACTTGTAGGAGAAGAAGGTGCTAATTTGGCTGTAGAAATTCCTAATGATGCTGTTGACAAGCCCGAGGGTGTTGTTGCGGCAGATACATCTTTTTACATAGTTTCATGAGCAAGTATTCAAAGATCTTTTTTGGCCAGAAAAAGTACCACGACATCAAACCATTCCGATTCCCGATCTATAACGACCTTGTAGCTGGGGAGATTGAGGGTATTGAAGAGACCGCCAAGAAGCAGGCGAACAATACGTACTCAATGCTGAAGATTGCCAAGTCAGTGGCGACGAAGCAGGACATCCCTGTCCAGGAGGCACTAGAGGCACTCAGTGACATGGAGAACAACCAGGAGCTGCTGTTCGACTATGTGGACGAGCTTGCTGAGATCCAGTCACAGGGGCAGTCCGTCAGTGAGATGAAGATCGAGACCGTGACCCTGTTCATGCGTTATCGAGGTGAACTAAAAGACAAGGGCAAGTGGATCCAGCTTTCTGACTGGGAGTTGGACGACACCCGAGAAATGCCTCGCAAGCTGTTGGACGATATTTTTGAATTCGTCGATTGGGAGCGTAACGGCTGGCCCGAAGACAAAGACTCAGACGAGGACTCTGAGGGAAACTAACAGATGAGGCAGCCACAGAACGTATTGCCTTTTTAAGGGAGTACCTGGCTACCTCGCCACTCGATCTACTTAATTTATATACGGAGTTTCGTGCCACTCCTGCGGGGGCTGACATCGGTGTAGATGCCTTTGTGCGGATGCCGTTAAAGCTGATTCACGAACTTATCCGTCTCGGAGGTGAGCGTGAAAAAAGAGTTGCAAACATAGGTTCAATCACTACGGCAAAGCTGACCGGGATAATCTTGACGATTGCCCAAAGTTTCAGCAAGAAGAAAGCCGTCCCTCCGTCAATTGATGCGTATTTACCCTTCCCGATTGAGGAAGATAATGCATTTATGATTGAAACTAAGGAGATTTATAAACGGTTAATTGCTCAAAGAAAACTGCCGCTGCACGTTATTGCTGATTTAAACAAAGTAGTTAGTCCTTGACGATAAACTTAAATTAAGGCGAGGAATGTAAGTGGCTGACAACAGGTTTGAATATGACATTGTTGTCAACGTCAGTAAGGCGATAAGGGAGACTGCGAAATTTACGCAAGCGCAGCAGAAAAGTATTCAGCGGATTGAGAAGGCAAATAGAAAGCTTGATCGTAAATTAGTAACGCAGCGAAAGGAGCTTTCAATAGCTCGCCGTGAGCTTGCAAAATATTCTGCGGGTAAGCATAAAGATGCTTTGGCGGCAGAGGCTGCTGCTCACAAGCACGATCAGCTTTCCAAGTCGATTGCTAAGACGACAGACAAGATTCGTCGAGGCAAGCGCCAGATTGCCGAGCACCGTAGGGAACTAGAGAAGCTCCAGAGAACAGCGGAAAAAGGTATAAATATTAAGGCAAAGCCGCTTGCCAATCAATATCGTGGCCGAATAGGCCCCATGCCTGCTGATGCCCCAATGATGGGGCCTGGATTTGATGGCAGGCGGGGGTTCCTTGGACAAGAAGGAAGAAGAGCGGCTTTAGGCCGTAATGTCCAAAATCTGAGTAGGCAAGCTTCGGCAGGATTCTCAGCACTAGGGGGTGCTGCTGGTGGTGGGGGACTATTAGCGCCTCTGGCATCTGGATTTGCTGTGCAGCAATCCGTATCTGGTGCTCTTGATCTGGATTCCCAGCGTAAAAAGCTCAAGCTGCTCAGCGAGCAGTATGGCGAGTACGATCAGATTCTGAAGATTATTGATAATAGTGCTGATACATTCAACAAATCCCAAAGAGAAGCGACCACTGAATTCGCCAACGTCTTTGCTCGACTTAGGCCATTAGGCGTAGAGCTGCATCAGATTAAGGGTGTCTACGAGGGCTTCAACAGCGTTGCTATTGCGAGTGGTGCCACGTCGAACGCCTCCAGGATCGCGTTCATGCAGCTCGCCCAGGCCATTGGTTCTGGCCGCTTAGCTGGGGACGAATTCCGCTCCGTTTCTGAGCAGATTCCCGGTGTATTGATTCCCATCGCCGAGACAATGGGTGTAACGGTCGGGGAACTGAAGGAACTGGGATCTGAAGGCAAGATTACCTCCGATGTCCTTATTAATGCTTTAAGTAATGGTGTCAATATCTCCAAAGAACAGATTAAAGCGTTCCTTGCAGAGCAGCCCGCTCAAAAATTCAAAGCATTCAGCAATGCGGTATCAGATTTGGGTGATGCTGTAGGTACGGCTCTGTTGCCTATACTTACACCCCTTCTTGAGGGGCTCACGGAGGTTGTCAAGTTCATTACTGAGCTGCCTACACCGATTAGAAATGTTGTTTTAGTTGCTGGTACGGTTGCAATAGCAATCACAGCACTTGCAGCAGCATTTAAAACCCTAGGTTTAGGCATCGGCGTCAAATTCGTAGGTAGTTTGGCGGCAACCGCCTTAGGAATTAAAGGGCTGGGGATCGCATCTGCATTGGCAATGCCCAAGCTTCTCCTGTTGAAGAAAACAATGCTGGCGCTTGCTCGTATTGGATTTATTGCCATTGGTGTAAATATCATTATCAATGGGCTTGATAAACTCAAACAACTAGAGGCTCGTTTTGATACTCTCGGTGGTGGAACAAAAGAGTTCATCAACAGTATTGGTGGCTCTGCACTTTCTGTGCAGGAGATTGATGCCAACTTAAAAACTAATCGTCAGGCACAGACTGACCTTCAATCGGAAATTGATAACATCCGTTTCGGATTTTTAACTGGCAACGACGAGGCCGCAAGGGGCCAACTTCTTCAGGTGCAAGCCCGAGAGCAAGCTTTATTGAATCTTAGAAAAAACGCTAGGTTCAAAACCCCAGAAGATCGTCAAAAGTCAGATGCAGCGCGGGCTCAGGCCAAACTTGAGGCTCAACTCAAAGACAAAGGCAAGGACATCGAACGTCAACTCGCCAAAGCAAACGCCAACAATGCTCTTCGCTTAACACAGAAGAATGCTCAGGTTGCTCTACAAGTTGCGCGTGACGAGTACAAGCTTCGTGCAGAGCTTGAACAATCCAACCACCGGCTCCAGGAAGCCAATCTTGTCGGTATCGCCCGCGAAACACAGGGGATCCTGAACGCTCGAATTGCAGGCTTTCGGGAATTAGAGCAGCGCGAAACGCAGCTTAAAGATGCGGAGACCGCAGCAAAACAAAGGCTGGAAGCAGCAGAGCTTCGTTTGTCCCAAGCGACGGGGCCGGTCGATGCAGCGAGAGCACAGGGTGGTGTCTCAATCGCTCAGGCAGAACTTTCAGGAGCACAAACAAGGCTCGGAAACTTCCGACGCGCAGCCCCGCAGATGATCGAAAATCTGCAGGCGGGCACAGGGGCTCAACTTACCGAGTCTTTCAGGCAACAGACCCAGCAGACAATGATTCAGGTTCAAGCACTTCGCAAACGCAATGAGCTGATTGCACAGGGTGCTTCTCCTGAAGTCATCGAGGGGGAGCTGGCGAAGTTTGAGATTGACCGAAGGGCCGGTATTCAGCTCCAACAGTTGAACGTCGATCAAAACCTCAATGCAGACGCAATCGCTAGGGTCAAGACCGAGGCACAGAATGCCAAAAACGCTATCGATGAAATGACGGCTGCACAGCAGACGAGTTCAACGGCGATTCAGGACTATATCAAAGCGTCAGAGACTTTCGTGACGGATATTCAGGCCAGAATTGTCGATATCGCTTCAACGATTGAGCAAGGCATCGGTACTGCAATTCAGGGTGTCGTCGACGGCACACTTACCGCTTCTCAGGCGTTCGGTCAGTTCTTCGAGAATGTAGGCAAGGCGTTCCTGCAGATGGCAGCGCAGATCATCGCGAAGTTGATTGTTATTAACCTGCTTAAGGCCGCCTTGGGCTTTATGGGCGGCAGTGGCTTCGGAGGAATGCCTAGCGGCGTTGGGTTAGGGGACGGCACTAATGGAATTGTACAGAACGCTTTCGGCTCGAAGTTCGGCACGTTTGGCCCCAACTTCGGGATACCTCAAAAATTTGCTAAGGGAGGCATCGTGACAGGCCCCACAGCCGCCCTGATCGGCGAGGGAGGCATGAATGAAGCAGTTGTACCTTTGCCTAACGGAAGGGCTATTCCTGTCGATATGAAAGGTGCCTCAGGAGGCAATGTAGTTAGCAACGTCACTGTAAATGTCACTAACGAGGGCGACGGAGGTAATTCTGATTCTGACGGCCCCGCTAAACTCGGTAGAGCTATTGATACCGCTGTCCGTAAGGTGATTATGGATGAGCGCCGCTCTGGTGGGCTTCTTTATTCAGGACGATAATTATGGCTGTCCCTTTAGCTCTTGATTTAGTTTTAGACGTTCAAGAAAAACACACTCATAGAGTTCGGAAGTTTGGCTATGGGGATGGCTATGAACAAATGCAGCCGGATGGGATTAATACCCGTTCCCGCGAGTACAACATCACCACGACTCCGTTCAGCCAATCTTCTTACATTAATTTCAAAAGAAATCTAGACGAAGTCTGCGTCGGGGAAACTTTTCTCATCGAATCGTTAGAGCCATTTATTCCCAGAACCTCTTTAGAGAACGCGCATTTCCGCCTTGCTGATAATACTTATAGTGTTAGTTATCTGCCCTCGTCTGATAAGTATAGATTTACATTTGTTTTGCAAGAAGCTTTTGTCAGCTAACAGTTAGTGATATGGGACGTTATTACGACGAAAAAATCAGTCTAGATGGGCTTGATC